TTGTTGTAGCCGGTGCCCAGGCTGGCCAGAGTGTTGCTGATGGTGGCTGAAAATACTTTGAAGAATCCAGTTGGTATTGCAGCATTAGGTACATGCAGATCTCTATCAGCAGAAACAATCAATGCACCAGCGGTACCAACTGTGTTTCCGCCGGTTGTAAATGTAACATTACCTGCAGCAGAATTGTTTACAAAAGCAGTTAACGTACCTGTAGTTGCTGTATTGGCGTTGGTTACTTGAGTGCCTGTCACAATTGGCGTGGTAGTAGCAAATCTAGTAACTGAGATTCCGTTGGCAACAATGTTGCCACCTGTGTTGTCTTGTGCACCGGCTGCCAGCAATGGTGCATTGGTAAATTGGCTGGCTGTGGCAATAGTTACATTACTGTAGGCACTGAGATTAGAAGTTCCAGTAGGGTTGGTCAGTAGTGTGATGTAAGCTGTTCTGGTTTGTGTACTGGTTTGAGACAGAGTACCAGGAGTGCCGTTGGCTTGCAACGCTACAGTTTTAGTTCCTGTGGTGGGTGATGCTACTGCGTCCTGATAGGAGTGTGTAATATTAGCAGTTGATGTTATGCCAACGTTGCTGGTGGTATCGCCCCAGGTCCAGTTGTACACGTTGCCGGTGAAAGCAACGTTTGGAGATGTTTGATTTTGGAAATTAAACAGGCTTCTGTCACGACCAAGATAATCTGTTGCCAAATAACCAACCTGAGCATTAGATGTGTATCCTGTGGCATCACTCTGTGTATTTGCAGTTCCTACAAAGTTGGCACGTACTTCTGGTTCAATCACAATGGTCACATTACTGGACTGGAACGGACTTGTGCTGAAACCAGTGTACAACCACAAGTTGGCGGTGTAGCTGACTGTGGTAGCTGCATTTTGTTGTACCGAGCTAAGAGCAAATGTATGCGTGGTGTTTGCTGCACCTGGGTTACCAGCAAGACCAGTCTGAATATTGATATTGCTATTACTAGTACCATCGCCCCATTGGAAGTTGTATAATTGTTGTACTCCAAACGAAGCAGTATTACCAGGGCTGCCAGGAGTGTCGTTGCGAATGCTTACCACGCCGCCCGAGGTAGCTGTATAGTTGATGGTTCTGGTTGTGTTGGCAGTAAAAGCAGGGCTTTGCTGAGTGAAAACTTTGACATTAGTAGTAGCCGAAGTATTGCTGTACGGTGGTGCATTGCCGGCTGTTTGGTTGGTGGCAGTTAGAACAATACCATAGATAGCATCTGTATTTGCTGAGTTAACATAGGTATGACTGTTTGTGCTCCAAGCATTTCCGGGGTCAACTATATTTCCGTCACCGTAGTTGAGACTATACGATGTAGCATATAGACTGGTGTTGGTAAATGTAACGCTACTACCAGTATCTAGACTGGTAGGAGTAGTGCTAAATGATGCAATTGGCGTTGGAGTAAAAAGAGTAATATAGTCGCTATTGGTCGAAGTTGATGTTGAACCTCTGGCTCCGTTGGCTGCATTGCCGTAGTAAGTGCCGTTGGTATTGTAAGCAGTAAACACAACTGTAAACTGTCCACCAACCACATTGCTGTAGGTATGATTTGCGTTGGCAGTGGCAGCAGTAGTGCCGTCACCAAAGTCCCAAAGGTAGCTGTTGGGATTACCAATATAACGTCCAACAAATGCCACACTCAGTGGACTTGGTCCTGATTGTACATTTGAAGTAATATAAGTATTGCCCACAAATGTGTTGTTGGCAATGTTGAATGCCACTTGATTTAGATCGTCGATGCTGTCGGTTACAAAAGTCCCAGTGGTCCAGCCTTGATAAGCACCATTGGCAGTCAAGCTTCCGTCTGTTGGTGTACCCAAGGTTATTAAATTGCCAATTACATTACCAGACACATTACCTGTGGCATTGTCCACATAAAACTTAGTGGCAGCATCTTGATTGGCAACAGGATTGGTAACATTATTAATGTTGACGTTGCCCACACTGATATTTCCAGTGCCCGGTAATACAATACTACCAACAAGTATATTGCCGCCAGTTATGTTACCAGTTGCACTGACACTTGAACCAGTGATTACACCACCTGCTACTGAAGCAGCAGTGGTAGTTCCTGTGACTGAAGTTGATGATCCTGTTATTACGCCACCAACAACTGACGCTGCTGTGGTTGTACCTGAGACACTAGTACTAGTACCTGTTATAACTCCACCTACAACTGAGGCTGCTGTGGTAGTACCTGACACCGATGTACTGGTACCTGTGATTACCCCACCTGCTACTGAAGCTGCTGTGGTAGTACCTGACACCGAGGTGCTTGTTCCTGTTATAACTCCGCCAACTACACTTGCACCGGTGATAGACCCGGTTGTGGTAATAACACCAGATCCAGCTAATATGTTACCACCTGTGATGTTACCACTTGCAGATATTATTCCGCTGCTAGAGATATTACTAGCCAGGATATTGCCAGAAACATCAAGCGCAACAGTTGGATTTGATTTTTTAATACCAACTCGAGTATTGGTAATATCTACATAGATCAAGTTACCCTGAATGGCCAGGTTGGCACCACGCTGAAGATTATCTGCTAGTATGTTACCCGAGATCTTGTTGATTGCCATGCGTTGTCCTTTACTGGATATTTATGGCGTCAAGTTGCGCTGTGAATTACACTGATAGGTTCGCCTTGCGGCGGCACTGATGTAAAAGTGATGTCAAAACCGCCGTTTACTGTGTAGGCAGTGGTAGAATCTTGATAAATTGAGCCCACAAACACAATGACCTGACTGGCAGTGGCTTCTTCTTCACTCATGGTGAACACAGTGGTTGAACCATCACCAGTGAACGAATCTACTGTGTAATTTACATTGCCCCCTGCTGACACACTGATGAATTGTACACCGTTGAAATATTCAATCAAACCTGTTTCTGTATTGAATCGCATGAGTCCAAAAGCAGGATTGGCCGGACGATTGGCTGACGTACCTGTTGGCAAGCGCACACCAGACGAACCCGACGGTATCACACGATTTTTTACAAAGTATCCCATTAGATCGAAGTGTAACTGACCACTGTGGTTATGGCGTTGTTGACATTGGCATTGACTCTGACAGTGTCGCCTGTGTCCAGCAACAACTTTTCGCCGCCGGCATACAGTTGATATGTGTCCAAGGCAGTGAGTGCAATGCTGGCCAGAACAATATTGGCGTTGGCAGCACTGCTGCCACTGGGTACCACATACACATTTGCTAAGACATTACCTGCTGAGTAGTTACACAAGCTCATAAAAGTAATGGCTGTGGAACCTGAACTCACATAAACGTTTGCTACTGCGGTGGTTACGTTACCTACGGAAATTGACATTGGTATTCCTTAAAATATAATAGCAAAGACAATGGCCTTGCTTTTGCTGACTAATTCGTCTTCAACACTGGGGCTCTTGACATAAAGACCAGTACCGCCCGACCCTTCAGCATTGTGAAACACAGCCACTGAGTTGGCCACTGCGGTAGGAGCAGTTGCTATGTTACCAAACACCTGATGACCTTGCAGGGTCACACGAGCATTGGCTACATCAAACAGGTAGTTGACGTTGCCGCCAAAAGTACCTGCTGAATTAAACTGTATGTTGGTGTTGGCACCACCAGGTGGAGTAGATCCTGTTCCTGTGACAATGTTTGCAAACGTAGAATTGTCAGTGGATATCTGCCATGCGCCCGCAGTTACATTGTAACGCAGTGATGCATAAACGTCTGGACTTGAGGTCTGCTGTGCCAAGATTCCCACATTGGAATAGGTACCTGCATTGTTGGCAGCCAGAGTAATAAAGGGATCTGTGATTTCCAGTTCTGTGGTATCAATATAGGTGATATTGCCTTGCACGTCCAGGTTACCAAACACTCGGACAGTGTGGGTGGTGATTTCAACATTGTCATCACTGTTGACAGTTTCAATGTAGTAGGTACCGTCAACTCGTTTATGGGTAGCCATGGCTATAGATCCTTTGTTGTATTTATTCGAGCTGCAAAGTCTGCTATCGGCATGTGTGTGAGATTAGACAAGCCCTGCAAATCTTTAATATCTGCAGTGGTATCGCCTGCAACACGCACAAACTGCACCTGGGGAAAATCACGTACAACTGTGGTCAATTGACGAATCCAGTTGCCCACAAAGGTTGGATTGGCATCTGCGGCCTTGTAAAAATCAGTTCCTGCGTACACATTGTTGAAGCGACCCACCACTGTAGGGCCCATGTCAAAGCCCAAGAGATAAACTCTGCTGTTTAGGTCGCTACAGGCAATACTGACAGCAATAGGACCAGAGCTGAATCCGCGGTACTTTTGCGGCACCATTTGTGCGCCGCTGTTGGGCATGGGCGAACGTGTGTAGAACCTGTTGCGGGCACTGTAACCAGATGTCTGTATTACAGCACTGATGGGACGATCAGTGGCTACCAAAACTGTAGGAGTATGAGTACGATACAGGCCATTACAGCCGTAGACCATGCCGGCCAGCAGCAGTTGGTCCACATCAATGCTGTTGCGGCTAACACCGTTTCCCAGTACAAAAGCAGTCATA